GACGAGCGCAACAAGCGCATAGAAGAAATCATGTCGTCGGACCCGCTGGGCGAGTTCTTCGATGCCGTGAAAATCGAGGCGGTGAACAATGCGCTCGAGCGGACCGAGGAGAAAGCCAAGGGCGCGGGCAAGGCGAATCGGGATGCCGCCGAGGAGGCGAAAAAGGGCTGGGAAAAGTCGGCGCAGGCGCTGGCGGACTACGCGGCGGACGCCATGGATCTGGCGGGCTCCATTGGCGGTGCCATCGTCAATGCTTTTCAGGGCGCCGAGAATGCGATCGTCGAGTTCGTCAAGACGGGCAAGCTCAATTTCAAGGAGCTGATCACCTCGATGATCGCCGACTTGGCGCGTCTCGCGGTGCGCCGGTTCATCCTGGGTCCGATTGCCAGCGCGTTGGGCGGCATCTTCTCTGGGCCGAGCAATCCGTTCGCGTTCATCGGCGGTCCGAGCTTCGAGGGCGGCGGGCATACCGGCTATGGCGCGCGCGTCGGCGGGCTCGATGGCAAGGGCGGCTATCTGGCGCTGGTGCATCCGCGCGAGCGGATCATCGACGAGACGCGCGGCGGTGGCCGTGATCGCGGCCGCGATGCGGCGCCGGTCATCGTCAACATCAGCACGCCGAACATCGAGAGCTTCCGGCAATCGCGCACCCAGGTCGCGGCCGATATCCAGCGCGCGGTGGCCATGGGCCGGAGGGGCATGTGATGGCGTTCCACGAGGTTCGCTTCCCGGACAAGATCGGCCGCGGCGCTCGCGGCGGTCCGATGCGCCGGACGCAGATCGTTACGCTGGCGTCCGGCCTCGAGGAGCGCAATGCCAGCTGGGCGCAGGCGCGGCGGCGCTATGACGTCTCCTATGGGATCCGGCGCGCGGATGATCTGGCCGAGGTCATTGGCTTCTTCGAGGCGCGCCTTGGGCAGCTCTATGGGTTCCGGTTCAAGGATTACGCCGACTACAAATCATCCCTGCCGTCCCGGATGACGGATGCGCGCGACCAGCTGCTTGGCACCGGCGATGGCTCCACGCGGCATTTCCGGCTGCGCAAGCGCTATGGGACAGACGAGGTTGGGATCTGGCGTCCGATCCATAAGCCCGTCGACGGATCGGTGAAGGTCGCGGTGGAGGGCGTCGAGCAGTTTTCCGGCTGGTCGGTCGATACCATCACCGGGATCCTCTCATTCGACGCGCCGCCGGCCAGTGGTGCGGCAGTCACCGCCGGTTTCGAGTTCGACGTGCCGGTGCGCTTCGACACCGACATGATGGACGTGACGCTCGACGTCGAGCAGCACGGCTCCATCCCCTCCATCCCTCTCATTGAACTGCGGCTCCCCGAGCCGCCTTTGCCTGCTTAAAGGAGCACTAAATGTCCGCAAGCACGACTCGCCAGATCGGCGGTGTTCTTCTGAAGCCTGATGCGACTCCGTTCTCGAATTCATCGGTCACCATCTATCGCGACAAGCGGCAGGTGACCCCTACGGCGGATGCGGCAATCGTCGACGAGGTGTTGCGCACGGTGACCGGCCCGGGCGGCGAGGTCAGCATGGCGCTGGTGCCGGGAAAATATCTCGGGCAGGTGCGGCTATCCGATGCCGACCGCTATTTCTCGTTCACGGTACCGGATGGCGCTGGGCCGTTCCCGATTCAGGACCTGATCGACCAGTCGCCGGTTACTGGCGAGCAGTTCGTTCGGCTTCAGGACCTCGTGCTCGCGGCGCGCGCCTGGGCGGAAAAGCCCGAGGACGAGGAGGTGGTCGAGGGCGGATACTCAGCGCGCCATTGGGCTGCGAAATCCCATGCCGAGGCGGAAGCGGCGGCGGAAGCTGTGTCGCATGCAGCGGAGTGGGCGCAGTCTGACGCTCCCATCAGCACCGAGGCCGGAGGCGATGGCTCGACGGATCGCTCGGCAAAGTGGTGGGCAGGGCAATCGGAGCAGATTGCGTTGCCGGACGGTTCTATCGTGGCGAAAAAACTGGCGGCGCGCCTGTCTGCCCGCATTGGGGCCATGTTCGATTCGGTTGCCGATCTGCTGGCTGATACGACACTCAGCTACGGCGACGTTTCGGAAGGCGACATCATTGAGGCTGGCGGGTTTCGATATGAGGTGGCGGCAAGCGATGCGACGGATGCGCATGTCGAGACGGCTGGCGGGGTGAAGCTTTATGTACTACCCGATGCGGATGGCTACTATCCTGCCGGGGCCTTTGCCAATACGCTTAATGATGCAATGGCTGTCATTAATAGCGCATTTTCTGACCGGATCGGCATCAGTGTGCCTCCCGGCATGTCGATTACAGACACGGTAATTTTAGAAGTCCCCTGCGACCTAAGGTTTGGTGGGTGGTGCTCTGTCGATGCGGACATGGAGCGTATTTTTGACCCACAGCACGGCTGGGAAGGCACAGCATCGCCTTGCGAAATCCGCGTCAACAACCGCTCATGCGGGATCGGCTGGAACTTCGTCAGCTATGCACCGGAGGGCTTTAGAGAGTTCGGCGTGGTCGTCATTGATCGGCACACATTTCGTGACGTTGGCGATCCGGTGGCGGGGACCTCGGCCGACAGTTGGGTTGGTTTCCACATCCCGACTATGGGCATAAAGAAGATCGACCTCTACAAACCGACCACTATTGATAGTTACGTCAAGCCAAACGGCATTGAGGGAGATGCCATCGGTCCCAACAGGTGTATCGTAATCGCGGGGCTGAGCGGGCATACGCTGATCTCGGATATCAACATATATAATCCGGTCGCTATAAATCTCACTCCGTCAGAAGATGCGGATGGTCTGACAATAAATGTCGGCTCGACTTTCGATCATCCAGGAGTTGCGTTAAACATCGATGTTCATGGCGGCCATTATTATAATTCCACCAAGAGAGCGATTAAAATCGTAGGGCAAAAGCCGGTCAGCGGTATCCGGTTCCACGGTGAAATATATGCCGAAGTAACGGATACCACGCGCCCCCGATCAGCTATCCAAGTATCCGGGCCAATTGATGTCGATTGGAATGGCGTAGTGATCGCACGAGGCGAGTGGTATGACGTGTGGAACGTCCTCGATGGCGCTTACATACGCGGGAATGTCAGGACAGATGCAGTCGGCCCACTTGAAGGCATCCTGAATGCCACTGCGCGGCAAGCCGTCACTCTTGATGATGCTCGTCAGTTTGCTGACCGCGATGCCCGAATGGAAGTCGGCCCCATATATAAGGTCGGCGGCTACTACGCTGTGCGCGTCTTCGGGGGGTGCGCTCTCATTGTAGATGGCAAGATCACCTACGAGGGGTGCAATCAATTAGCCTACATAAAGGGGACACTCAAGGCATCTGCCCTCATCAGCACCATTATACCGGGCGGAGATGCAGAGGCCGGAGAAGCCACGAGGGCTTTTTTAGGGGACACCGACAGCATCGTCGAAATAGATTATATAGAGATTAAGAATTCGTCCGGCGGCACCATCCCCCATGGCGTTCAGCTTTTAGGCAATGGGAGCGTGCTGCGCGGCGGGAAATTCAGCGGCTTCAGCGTAAGTAGCGTCCGCCTAGACAATATAGATAAAGTTCGTCTGGAAAGCCTTTCAGCGCCGGACGGTCTGCACCTCATCCGAGGCTACGGCGCTGGCGGCAAGGTCGCTATCATCGGCTGCGGCCATCCGACTTCGGTATGGTCCCCAGCGCCGGGGTCCAGTTACACTGTTGAAGAAGTTGGGTCTCTGGATTGGGGCTAAGATATGAGGCGACTTTGTTGGGCCACGGACTGTTAGTCCTAAAAGCTAGACGGCTCTAATAGCCATTGCGAGCGCTGGCCTTCGGGCGGCGCTCGCCGGCAGACTAGGCGGTCTCCGGGTCGCTCCGAGCTGCGCCTTGCACAGCCGATAGGAAGTCTCCAATGAAACGGATCAACAGCGGTCTCGCTGGCCATCTCGCCAGCGGGGCGACGACGCTTGCGTGGTGCTGGCGGATTACGCGGATCGATGGCGAGGTGTTCGGCTTTACCGATCACGACCAGCCGCTCAGTTTCGACGGCACGGAATTCGAGCCGGAATCCGGGCTCATCGCGTCCGAGGTGCGCGCGGGGTCCGATCTGGCGGTCGATGCCCAGGACGCGGAAGGCGTGCTCAATTCCGACCGGATCACCGAGACGGATATCCTCGACGGGCGCTGGGATAATGCCGAGGTGGAGGTCTGGCGGGTCAATTGGCAGGATCCCAGCCAGCGCGTTCTGCTGCGCCGTGGCGCGGTGGGGCAGGTGCGCCGGGGGCGGATGATCTTCGTCGCCGAGGTGCGCTCAATGGCGCACGTGCTGCAGCAAACGGTCGGGCGCGTCTATCAGGCCAACTGCGATGCGGAGCTGGGCGACGATCGTTGCAAGGTCAATCTCGAATCCTCCGCTCACAAGGGCACGGGAGCGGTGGCCGCGTTGCAGCGGTCGCGTGCCTTCATCGCGTCCGGGCTCGATGCGTTCGACGATGGCTGGTTCGCGCTGGGCACGGTGGAATGGACGGGCGGGGCCAACAGCGGCCGGCGGGCTGAGGTCCTGCTGCATTCCAAGATCAGCGGCGTTGTCACCATCATCCTGCTCGAGGAGCCGGTGCGGGCGATTGCCGAGGGCGATTCCTTCGTCATCCGGGCCGGGTGCGACAAGCGGGTTTCGACCTGCCGGGCGAAGTTCAGCAACGTCGCCAACTTCCGGGGCTTCCCGCATATCCCGGGGCAGGACGCGGTGATCCGCTATGCCACCAAGGATGGCGCGAATACGGGAGGCGTGCTGTGAGACGGCGGAGCGCTTCGGCAGCCCGCGTCATCGCGGCGGCGCGGGAGTGGATCGGCACGCCTTACCACGACCAGGCATCGGTCAAGGGCGTTGGCGCGGATTGCCTCGGCCTGGCGCGCGGGATCTGGCGTGAGATCGTCGGGCCGGAGCCGACCGAGGTGCCGCCTTATACGCGGGATTGGGGCGAGGCCGGTCCGGTCGAGGTGCTGGCCGAGGGCGCGCTGGGCTGGATGATACCGCTGCCGCTCGAAAAGCTGCGCCCGGGCGCGCTCATGCTCTTTCGCATGCGTGACGGCGCCGTCGCCAAGCACTGCGGGATCCTTACCGACTCCGGCACCTTCATCCATTCCTACGACCGCCTCGGGGTAATCGAGGAGCAGTTCACGGACGCGTGGCGGCGTCGGCTCGCCTTCGCCTTCCTCTATCCCCAGCGCCGTGACGTGCGGAGAAAGAAAACTTAAGCCATGGCTGCAATTGCGTTGGGCGTTGTTGGCACCGCGATCGGCGGCGCCATCGGCGGGACGATTCTTGGCGTGTCGGCCGCCACCATCGGGGGCATGATCGGCGCGAGCGTCGGCTCGGTGGTGGACAGCTGGATCGTCGGCCAGATGATGGGTGGCGAGACCCAGCGCATCGAGGGCGCGCGGCTTGATGCGGCGCGCATCACCGGATCCGCCGAGGGCGCGGTCATTCCGCAGCTTTTCGGCCGCATGCGCCTGGGCGGCAATATCATCTGGGCGACGGATTTCCGCGAGGAAATCGTCACGGACAGGCAGCGCGTTGGCGGCGGCAAGGGTGGCAGTCGGGGAACGACCGTCGAGACGACCACGTATCTCTATTATGCCTCGTTCGCCGTGGCTCTGTGCGAGGGGCCGATTACCGGCATCGGCCGCATCTGGGCCGATGGCAAGCCCATGGATCTCGAGGGCGTCACCTGGCGGTGGTATCCGGGGAGCGAAACGCAGGAGCCCGACACCTTCATCGCGGCCAAGACCGGCCCGGAGACGCCTGCCTATCGCGGCACCGCCTATGTGGTGTTCGAGGAGCTGCTGCTCGAGAAGTTTGGCAACCGTATTCCGCAGCTCACCTACGAAGTATTCCGGGCGCTCGATGATCCGGACACGGCCGAGGGCGCCGTCAAGGCGGTCACCATCATTCCGGGATCTGGCGAATTCGTTTACGCCACCCAGAAGATCACCCGCGATGCGGGCGGTGGCGTCACGACGGCGGAGAACGTGAATGCCGTCTCGTCCACTGCCGACTTCCGGGTCGCGCTCGATCGCCTCCAGGCATCATGTCCCGGCATCAAAAGCGTTTCGCTGGTCGTGTCATGGTTCGGCTCCGATCTGCGCGCGGGCAATTGCGAGATCAGGCCGAAGGTGGAGTTGTCATCAAAGAACACCAACGTCGCCTGGTCGGTGGCCGGAGTAAGTCGCGGATCCGCGCAGGTGGTGTCCCGGATCGATGGCCGCCCGGCATTCGGGGGCACGCCGGCGGATTTTGCCGTGAGGCAGGCAATTCAGGAATGCAAGTCGCGCGGCCTGCGGGTCACCTTCTACCCGTTCATCATGATGGATATCCCGGCGGGCAATTCGCTGCCCAATCCCTACAGCGACAATGCGAGCGAGATTGGCCAGCCGGTCTATCCCTGGCGGGGCCGGATCACGTGCTCGCCGGCGGCTGGCTACGCCGGGACCGTCGACAAGACGGCGGCGGCCGCCAGCCAGGTCAATACGTTCTTCACGCGCACCTGGGGCTATCGCCGCATGGTTCTGCATTATGCGGACCTGTGCGCGGCCGCGGGCGGCGTGGATGCCTTCATCATCGGCTCGGAATTGCGCGGGCTCACGCAGATCCGCAGCGGGGCCGGGGCATATCCGGCGGTCTCGCAGCTCATTACGCTGGCGAATGATTGCCGGTCGCGGCTCGGGGCCGGGACCAAGATCAGCTATGCCGCCGACTGGTCGGAGTATTTCGGCCATCAGCCGTCCGATGGCTCGGGCGACGTCTACTTCCACCTCGACCCGCTCTGGGCGTCTCCGAACATCGACTTCATTGGCATCGACAATTACATGCCGCTCTCGGATTGGCGCGACGGGTTCGAGCATGCCGACGCGCAGGAGTTCGAGGCCATCTATCAGCGCGAATATCTGCAGTCGAACATCGAGGGCGGCGAGGGCTTCGACTGGTATTACGCCTCGGATGGCGACCGCGCGGCGCAGAATCGCACGCCGATTACCGATGGCGCGGCCGGCAAGCCGTGGGTGTTCCGCTACAAGGATCTGCGGTCCTGGTGGTCAAATCAGCATTTCAACCGGCCGGGCGGCGTCGAGTCGGCTACGCCTACGGCATGGGTGCCGAAGAGCAAGCCGATCCGCTTCACGGAGTTCGGCTGCCCGGCAGTGGACCGGGGCACCAACCAGCCCAACGTTTTCTATGATCCGAAGTCCGCGGAATCGTTCGTGCCGTATTTTTCGCGCGGCTGGCGGGATGACGCCATCCAGCGCGCCTACATCGAGGCGGTTCTACTCTATTGGCGGGACAACGCGAATAATCCGGCCTCATCGGTCGATTCGGGCCGGATGATCGATGTGGACGAGTGCGCGGTCTGGACGTGGGATGCGCGGCCGTATCCCTGGTTCCCAGCGCTCGAGAATGTCTGGTCTGATGGGGGAAACTGGCGGCTGGGGCACTGGCTTACCGGCCGGCTGGGATCCGTGTCGCTGCCGGCGCTGGTGCGGTACCTGTGCGGCCGCGCTGGGCTCGCGCCGGAGTTCATCGACGTATCCCAGATATGGGGCTCCATCGAGGGCTACGTGATCGGCGCGCTCGAGTCTCCGCGCGCGTCCATCTCGATGCTCGGGCAGCATTTCGGGTTCGATGCGGTGGAAAGCGAAGGCCGGATTGTTTTCCGGATGCGTGGCCGGGCGCCGGTCGCGTCTCTCACGCTCGATGACCTGGTGCCGCCCGATGGCGGCAATGGCGACGTGATCGAATTCGAGCGCGGGCAGGAGACGGAGCTGCCGCAAGCGCTGAAATGGACCGTGGCGCGCTCCGACGAAGAATACGACGCGGCCACGGTGGAAGCCCGGCGCATTACCGTCGAGGCCTCCCGGGTCAATTCCGTTTCCTTCCCGGTGGCAGTGCCGCCGGAAGAAGCGGAGCGCCGCGCCCGCCGGGCGCTGCAGGAGATATGGGTGTCGCGCGAACGCGCCGCCCTCCGTCTGCCGCCTTCGCGCATCGCGCTGGATCCTGCGGACGTGGTCGCGCTGGAGCACGATGGGCGCACCTACGATCTGCGGCTGCTGACCGCGAGCGATGGGCTCGACCGCGCCATCACGGCGGTGCGGCAGGACCGTGAAGTCTACGACATGCCGCCGGGCGAGGAGCGGGCGGCCGTGGTGGCGCGCTCCGTGCTGTTCGGGAAGGCGCAAGCGGTGGGTCTCGACCTGCCCCAGCTCTCGGAAGGGCAGACGGCGCACCATCCGCTCCTGGCCGCCTTTGCGCGGCCGTGGCCAGGCACGATGGCCGTCTATCGAAGCCTCACGGTTGATGGCGGGTTCCAGCTGGTGACGCGCTTCGAGACGCCGGCGCGCTTCGCGGTCACCGTTGAGGATTTCCATGCGGGGCCAACGTCGCGTTTCGACGTGGCGAACGCGCTGGTGATCGATCTGGAGAGCGGTACGCTTGAGAGCGTTCCGGACCTGATGCTGTTCGACGGGGCCAATGCGCTGGCGGTGGAAACCGGTCCGGACGTCTGGGAAATCGTGCAGGCCGGCAACGCGGATCTGGTCGCGCCGGGCCGATATCGCCTCACGCGTCTTTTGCGCGGCCGGCGAGGCACGGAATCGGCCATCGCCGCCACGGTGCCGGCGGGGGCGCGCGTGGTGGTGCTGGATGGAAATCTGGTTCCGCTGCCGATCGACATTGCCGATGTCGACCGGCCCTGGCACTGGCGCGTTGGGCCGGCGGGCCTGCCTCACTCTGACGAGGCTTATGTCGGCGCGGAGTTTACGCCGCGCGGGCGCGGGCTTCGGCCTTTCTCGGTCTGCCATGTCGAGCAGCCTCATTTGCGCGGGCGCACGCCGGGTGATCTTACCATTCGCTGGAAGCGGCGCAGCCGCGTGCTGGCCGCTGATAGCTGGGCGCTCGCCGAGGTGCCGCTTGGCGAGGACTTCGAGGCCTACGAGGTCGATATCCTCGATGGCGATGCGGTGGCGCGGACGCTGATGTCGACGTCCGCCAGCGTCGTCTATTCGGCTGCCGACCAGACGGCGGATTGGGGCGCGCCGCTGGGGCCAGGGCAGACACTCACTATCCGCATTGCGCAGATGTCCGCGCTGCTCGGGCGCGGCGAAGAGCGCGAGTTCATTCTCCAATTCTAGAGGTTTTTCCGATGTCGGACGTTACGGCCAATCTGGGCCTGCCCTACATTCTCGAGCAGCAGGCGCAGAAGCACGTTACCCACAATGAGGCGTTGCGCCAGCTCGATGGCCTTGTGCAGCTCTCGGTCAAGGATCGGGATCTTGCCGCGCCGCCGGTTTCGCCGTCCGAGGGGGACCGCTACCTGGTCGAGTCCGGCGCTACAGGCGAATGGTCCGGCTGGGCCGGTGATATCGCCATGTTTGCCGATGGCAGCTGGTGGCGTCTGCCGGCGCGCACCGGATGGCTGTGCTTTGTCGAGGATGAAAACGTCCTGCTGGTCCGCCGCGGCCCGGGCTGGGAGGCGATGGTCGGCGAGGCGGTCACCGAGGAGCAGCTGGCGGACGGCTCAATCGTGCAGCTGGGCGTCAATACCGGAGCCGACGCCACGAACCGCCTGGCGGTGAAGTCCGATGCGGCTCTGCTCAGCCACGACGATGTGACGCCGGGCACCGGCGATATGCGCGTCACGATCAACAAGGCAGAGGCGGCGCGGGACGCCGGCTTCGTCTTTCAGGACGGCTGGTCAACGCGCGCCCTGTTCGGGTTGCTTGGTGACAATGATTTCGTGATGAAGGTGTCCCCGGATGGCAGCGCCTTTCACGATGGCCTTGTGATCGCCCGGGAGAATGGCGCCGTCTCGCTGCCGCAGTCCGCTAAGTTCTCGTCATATATGTTTTGGAACAGCCCGAATTTCGCGGTGTCGGCGGATGCCTGGACAAAGGTGCCTTTCAACAATGCGGCTCACAATGACCAGGGCGCATTCGACGCCGTGGACAGCTCGTTCACGGCGGCGGTGGAAGGCTACTACCAGTTTGGGGCGTATTTCGCCTGCCAATCGGACACCACGAGCACCAGCGAGATCATGATGGGGCTGTCGGTGGATTTCGACGTTCCGGCCGCGAACCGCCGGGTTCTGGCGGTAGCCGAGGCCGGCAAGACGTGCTCCGTGCAGGTCAGCGGGCTTCTCAAATTGAGTGCCGGACAAAAAGTTTACGTGCTGACCTATTTCACCGGCGATGGCGGCACCATTCTCGACAATGAAAATTATTTCTGGGGTCATCGGGTCGCCTGACCGGATGGAATTGGCCGGGCGATGACATCGGCCATAAAAGTGAAATCGGAAATTGGGGCGCAAACCGGGGGTCAGCCGTGAGCGAAGGGCCGCGCGTATTCTGGGAAATTTTCAACGAGCGCGGCGCGCTGCTTGCGTTTTTCGGG